AAATCGGATAGGTCGAATTCGTTTAAATCCTTGTGTAAAAGACTTGTTAGCAATGTTTGGTTATCTTTTAAAAACCGAACATCTGTGGTGTAATACGATGGCAGTATTTCTAAGATTCGGTTTCCTAAAGAGTTGGTGGGATTAAACACATGATTATAAATTGGTTTATCATATGTTTCCTTAACTTCTGCTTCTGCTTCTGCTTCGCTAACATTTAAAGCTTCGCTAACATTGGTCTTTTTTAATTCTAAATCATCAATAATTTCATCTTTAAGTATTTTAACTTGTGAGTTGAAACAAATAGGCAATTTAAATATATCATTGACTTCTACCTTTTTTTGAGACAAGGTCGCAGGCTCTCCTTTAAAGAAATATTCCATTTATTTGTAAAATAGAATATATTAAAATTTATTTTACGAATTTATTTAAGGATTGATTATTTAAAGGATTGATTATTTAAAGGATTGATTATTTAAGAATTATGATTATTTAAGAATTATGATTGATTATTTAAGAATTGATTACTAAATTAGCAGGCAACTCGTCAATTTGACAATGATAATACGATTCAATCTCTTTAATTTGCGCTACATCTCGTCTTGTAATGAAATTAATACCAGTTCCTTTTCTACCCCATCTGCCACTTCGCCCGATACGGTGGATATAAGTATGGACATCGCGCGGCAAATCAAAATTAATGACGATACTAACTTGCTGAATATCGATTCCTCTCGCCGTAACATTAGAAGAAATTAAAAATCGAGCGGCACCACTACTAAAATCCGAAATCGCGTTCTTTCTTGCTTCATGGTCTAGGTTGCTGTGAATACAGCAAACCGGATACCCGTCTTCTACCATCGCCTCATAAAGCTCGATAACTCGCTTCACACTATTACAATAAATAATACACTGCGCCGTAGAAATAACTCCATACAAATCTTTAAGAGTCGCGTATTTTTGCGGGTCATCCTGGACTGCGACAAAATATTGCTTGATTCCCTCTAGCGTCAGCTGCTCTGCGGCGACCTTAATCTTAACCGGGTTTCGCATAAACTGATCGGTAAGTGCGTAAATATTTGCCGGCAATGTCGCGCTAAATAACGCAATCTGGACATCCTTATTAAAGTGTTGAAATATATTGTAAATCTGCTCCTTAAATCCTTGTGATAACATTTCATCTGCTTCGTCGAGGACTGCCATTTTAATAGTCGTTGCGTTAATATGCCGGCGTCTTATCATGTCATATACTCTCCCCGGACACCCGACAATAACATGAGGATTGGAATCGCGCATAAAGGTCACATCTTCGTCGATCGATGAACCGCCTATAATAGTTTTAATTCGAATACCCGACATCATTGAGGACAGTGCGGTCATCACCTTGGTGATTTGGCGCGTTAGCTCGTGAGTAGGACTCATGATTAAAATCTGAGTTGTGTTTTTTGTCAAATCGATTCTAGAAAGGGCGCCGATACAAAATGTCGCCGTTTTGCCTGTCCCGGATTGCGCCTGCCCGATTACATCGCGACCATCGACCAAAGGCTTAATTCCTCTGCGCTGAATAGGGCTCGGTTTTTCAAAACCGTATGCGTAAATACTTCTTAAAATATTTGGATCGATATCCAAATCATCCCATTGATTTATCAGTTCAATGGTATCGTCTTCTAGCTGTGGATCGGAAATTTTATTTTCTTCGGTCATTATAGTATAATATAGGATGTTAGTTTTAAGTTTATTTAATATAGTATTATATTAAATAAAAAATGGATATAAATATTAGACTATATGATATAAGTAATATAGTCTAATATGAGCAATTCACAAATCAAATCATATACTTTACAGCAGGTGAACGCCATTATGTTCGCTGGGTTCGACTATTTGTTACCAGATGAAACAATAAATATGTTAAATTATTTGACAGGTCAAATAGGTTCTAGCGCGTTTATAAATAGCAATGTTTTTCAGAAGAAGGAGCCTGTCGAGGTCAAAGATACTAGTTTATCAGACGACCAGGGTTACAAGTTGGATAAAAGGCGAAGAAAGGGTAATAAGGGGATGGAAGTTAGTAACGAAGATTGGGATTCGATTCGGTCATTTCAGGCTACTAAAATAGACCACAAGAGTGGTTTGGACGCGCTAATCGACAAGCTGAAATTGGCGATGAGTAAATTGACCAAGGACAAATATTTGATTATTAGGGAACAGATTACGAGCGCATTGGACGAGATTATGTTAGAAGAGTCGGACCAAACTATTTTGACGGAGCGCATCGGAGATGTTATGCTGGACATTGTTTTGAGCAACAAGACATTGTTGAAATTATACGCGGACCTATATTCTGATTTATTGGGAACTTATGCGTGGCTCAGGCGGTCGATTGATACCCATTTCCAAAAATATTTGGATTTATTTAAGGACATGAAATATTTCGATCCGGATAAAGATTACGACAAGTTTTGCGACATGAATGTGGTTAATGAGAAGCGTAAATTGACCAGTCAGTTGTTTGTGTATTTGGCGATAAACGGGCTTCTGTCAAGGTTTTCTATGTATAATATGTTGGTCTCGCTGTTAAGAACGATGTTTGATTACATTAACATGCCGGATAAAAAATTTGAGGTGGATGAGATTACGGAAAACATGGCGATTTTGTTTAACAAGGAAATTATAAGAACCGTGGAAGATTCGAAAGAATATGATAAGGATTTATACATCATTAATGGTCTAACTATTGTCAAGTTGATAACGGGGTTTGCGAAGAGTAAGGCGAAGGATTATAAGAGCTTGTCGAACAAGTCGATATTTAAGTGTATGGACCTGGTTGAAATGTAATGGATGAAATGTAATGGATGAAATGTAATGGATGAAATGTAATGGATGAAATGTAACAAGTGTTAAAGAAGTGTTAAAGAAGTGTTAAAACAAGTTAAAAAAATAGTTTAATATTATTATAGAATAATAATATTAATATAACGATGGATTTACAAAAAGATAATATTACCTTTTTTTTCGAGGATTTAGAGTCAGATGTAGATGTAGCGGAAGATAATAGTCTAGAATTGGAACAAATGATGCTTGAATTTTCGACAGAAGAATACGATATTGATATAAATATCGATACAAATGATTATACAAATGATAATGTTATTAGTTCAAGTGAGCTTAGCTACTTTATTAAAAGGGATTTTTATTTAGGTAATCATGCGTTTTACTATAGTGAGGAATATAAATTGAAGGATTTAATGAAAATATGCCAATATTACGGGATAATCAAGAGCATTAAAGCGTTGAAAAAACAAGATATCATTACCAACATTGTAAATTTTGAAAATAGCCCAGAAAACTACGAAATAGTGGAAAAGCGGCATAAAATGTGGGCGTATATGACGGAATTGTTAGAGGACCCGAAGATGAAGGGTTACTTAATATTTTAATTCATCCACCTTACCATATTCGCTTTGGTAACACTACAATGGTTGTTACAGCTTTATAAAACCTTTACTTTGGATAGGTGGAAATAATATAATTAATTTATATATTATATACAAATCATGGTTGTATCTAAAATAGACAATACTGTTAATTATGTAGAACTTAAAAAAGTCGACCCGGATGATCTAAGTAAGGAGACCAGTTTATACCAAGTGGTGATAAAGGGTATAAATGTAATCATCGCAATTGGAAATCCGAAAAATACATTTGCTGATAAAAATATAACCTATTTTCCAGTTTATTTAGTAAAACACAATAATAAAGTAATTCAAATTGGGGTATATGAAATACTATCTACTAATTTGTTAGCTTATAGAGATGAAATTGGCGATCTAGACCTGGAAAGGTTTGAGGACCCGTTGATTTATACTTTTACTACCGAGTCTATGATTAATAAGCTTAGAATGGTGCCTGATAAGAATGATTTAGAAGAATCAGACAAGGAATCCGACAAGGAATCAGACAAAGAAGACATTGAAATAGAGGTTCCTACGAAAAAGAGCAAGGAAAAGAAGAAAGCTACTGCCGCAGCAGCAGTAGCCGCATCACCTGCTATTGAAATTCCCCATATTAGACGCGATATATTTACTCCCAGATTGGGAGCGACAATACCGAAAATGTTACACAACGAATCGCCAAAACAAGCAACTGATATACGAGAAAAGTATCATGAAAAGGCGGATGATATATGGATACAACGATATATGAAAAATAAGAATTACACTATTACAGATAATGAAGGAAACGGGGATTGTCTGTTTGCCACTATTAGAGACGCATTTCACAGCATTGGGCAAGGCACACAGGGGATAAATTAAGGAAAAAAATCGCGGACGACGCGAAACAAGAAAATTACAATATGTATAAGCAAAATTATGCCATGTTTTCGAACGAAATGGTAGAAACGAAATCCGCCTTTATTAAGGAGAAAAAGGAATATGATGAGCTGAAGGCGAAAATGGCGACAACAATAGATAGACAGCAGCAATTAATAATTCGAGATGCCGCATTAAAAAAGAAAAAGGCTATTGAACAGTTGAAACAGGAATACGATTATGCGAAGGAAAATATGAAGGATTTTAATTTTATGAAGGATATAAATAATTTAGCCGAATTGAAAAAGGTGATGAAGACTTGTGATTTTTGGGCAGATGTATGGGCGATAAATACATTAGAGCGAATTTTAAACATTAAAATAATCATCATGTCTAGTAAGATTTATAAAAGTGGCGATTTTAATAATGTAATGCAGTGTGGCGGGCCAGTGGACCCGATTATAGAAAGCAGGGGTGAATTTAAACCGGAGTTTTATATAATCGTCGACCATACAGGCTCTCATTATTTGATAGTTGGATACAAGAAAAAAATGATTTATTCTTTTACTGAGCTACCCTATGACATCAAAAGAATGATAGCCGATAAGTGTATGGAAAAAAACGCGGGGATATTCAGTTTTATACCTGAATTTGAAGCATTTAGAGGCGATATAACAGGCATTCGTAAAGAGGCCGCCGTGTTCGACGAACTAAGTGAATCGAAAATATTAAATTTATATGATGACAACATTGTGTTTCAGTTTTATTCGAAATCGGTGAATGCGCGGCCGGGCAAAGGCTCGGGTGAAAAAATACCAGAGGACACAATCAATGAATTTGCGGAATTGAATTCGATACCGGACTGGCGGAAGAAGTTGTCGAATTTTTGGGTCGCGCCTTTTACATTAGATAATCATAAATGGAATTCGGTAGAGCATTACTACCAGGGTTCCAAATTTAAAAAGAATAATCCGGAATTTTATTTACAATTTGCGGCGGATTCGGGGACGGATTTGTCCAAGGACCCGGTAATGGCGAAGGGTGCTGGTGGTAAGACTGGGAAGTCGGGCGGCATTTTGATAAGACCGAAAGAAGTGGTGATTGATCCGGATTTCTTTATGCGGCGCTCGAGAAAGGAGATGAGCGATGCTCAGGAGGCGAAATTCACTCAAAACGACGACCTGAAGGCCCTCTTGGTCGCGACCAAGAATGCGAAATTACAGCATTTTAGACGCGGACAAGAGCCGGAACTGTTTGATACGCTGATGATAATTCGTGGCAAGCTGGCTAAGCCTCCTATATAAGAGTAAGAGTAAGAAATATATAGATGCTAATATTAAGTTATATAATTGTCTTTAAGTTGTTTTTAATACAATTACTTTAAATACAAATACTTTTATATCCGCCAATTTGTTAGTTTGTAAAATAAAATTGAATTAATAATCTAACAATATAAATAGATTATTAATAATACATACTATTTAAACAATGAATCCACTCGAATCCAATATTAAGCCAACCAATTCTTATCCTTTTGTGCCCGGCCAATGTATGTTATGCTTCGACTCTGAAGGAAACCCGGCGATTAATGACCCAGACAATAGCGATTTGCTTACCGATATTTCGTATCAGACGGTCGCCAAATTATCCGACAGCATTTGCTCTAACAACCTCGAAAAGTTTAAGCGATTATATACAGAGAAATATATAAATAGCCCTGAATGCTGCGACTTCTTTAAGTTTGAAGACAGACCGCCTTATTGGGAATACAGCACCTACTCTTTGTGTAGCTGTGAGAATAAGGAGACCGAGCCGGATAGGATACACAAATACATGTATGTTAGACCTTGTCATTGTCAGGCGGGCAAGCGGTATCTTGCCTATTTGGCAGCATTCAACGCGCAAAATGAAAGCATATTTTATGATACGCATCCTATATACGCCAGGTTAAAAACCCTCTCCACCCCTATTCAACAATTCTTGTTGGATGACGGACCGATTGACCTAACATACAGAGCAATGTTTTATACATTGTAAATGTATGGTATAAATTATGGTATAAATTAGGTATAACCCTGTAAATATAATAAAGCCATATATTATACAATATATACAATACATCATGAAAATAACCAATAATAGTAAAAAATTAATCTCTTTTTTTCACAAATATAATTGTTTGCCGCCTATAAAACAAACAAAGGCGACTGACGCTATATTTAAGCATTTATTTTATGACATCGATGATGCCGCCAATTTTGTTAGTTATAATAAATCTCAACTGGGTTCTTCCTTCTATAAATTAAAAATAACTCGAATCGGTCATGTTAGCCAAATACCCAAGCCGACGACCTTCAATGCGGATGCTTTTCCCTTCGAAGTCCGAAAACATATTGATGATAATTCTTTAAGCTCACTTACTTATACATTCCAGCTTCTCGAACGAACAATTACAATCCATTTTTTAATCGAGGACGAAAATCCAGAAGCACATGTCCATAAATATAATACTTATGCGGAGCATATTTTGACCTGGTTACACATAGCAAATGAATATGCTTCTCGTAAATGCTCTACGACTCTGGCCATATTTATTTATCATACTTCTCTAACCAAAGAGCTGCCTGATTCACCGGTCCAGACACTGAATGAAAATAATGTGAATACCGCTTTTACGCGGTCTTGCCCGACAAATTCCGAGATTGTCGTTTTTAGAAAGGAGGAATGGTTCAAGGTCTTAATACATGAAACATTCCATAATTTCGCGCTAGATTTTTCTGACATGAATACGAGCGAGTGTCATGCTAGAATTTTGTCTATTTTTCCGGTGAATTCGGAAGTCAATTTGTTTGAAGCATATACGGAATTTTGGGCAAGAATCATGAATGTGCTTTTCTGTAGCTATTTTAATACTAAGAAAAAACACGAAAATAAGGGAGAACTGGATGAATTTTTAGGAAATACCGAATATTTTATCAATATGGAAATGATTTATTCTTTTTTTCAATTGGTTAAAGTGCTCGGATTTATGAATATGGAATATCATCAATTATATGAAAAAACGGATATTAGTCAAACAGTTCGCAACACCATGTATAAAGAGGATACGAATGTGCTTTCGTATTATGTAATTACGCTTATTTTGATTTATAATTATCAAACTTTTTTGTCTTGGTGTAAAACGAACAATACTGAATTGCTTCAATTTAAAAAGACAATACATAGTCAAAATAGTTTTTGCGATTTTATTGAGAAAAAATATAAGAGCCCTAGGATGCTGAAAGCAATTCATTGTTCTAATGAGTTTTTTAAGAAAATTAAAAATAAGAAGAAGGGTCAAAATAAAAAGGACCAAAATAAAAAGGATCATTCCGCCTTTCTAACTAACAATCTTCGCATGACTATTTGCGAGTTAGGGTAATTTCTATTTATTTCGATGGATCCAGCATTTATCTGAGAGTTGGTAACAAACTTTATTACAAAGATTGTTTGAATTGTTTGAACTTTTGTTAGTTATAACAGTACATATATACTTGTATTGACTGTCGCCTATTGATTTTTTATTTTTATGCCATTCGTTGGAAGCGTCGTCGAAATCTATATCGACTAGCAATTGACTTGCTTTTGTTAGTTGTAGTTTAAGGTTACTTCTAGTATTCATATTGTATAATTATATATCGTTTATTGCTTATATAATTTTAATTCAATTCTTTTTATCAATTCTTTTTATCAGAGTTTGTAACCAACACGGCGATTCCTAATGCTATTCCCACGGAACCCATAATAAATGGTTTCATCCATTTTTTCTTTGGAACTTTAGCTTCATCTTCTGCTTGTTTATTTTGAACTTGATTTGGAATTATATTTTCATCATAATTTTGTATAGCTTTGTAATAAGCGTCTATCCCTTCTTCTGTATTTATATCATATTTTTCTCCATTAAATGTTCTCCAATCAGATTTATCTTCAGATGCTCCGCCTATTTTTTATTCGCCTTATTCACCCTTTTAGATTTTGTTAGTTTATTATGTTTATTATGTTTATTATGTTTTTTATACTGTTTTTTGGTCTTCATATATATTTAGAATATAAAAATTGATTTAATAATATTCGATATAATATATCATATCGAATCAACCTTATGGGCATCAAATTTCTTAATAACATATTGCGCGAACAATGTGATAAATCTATTTGGCAAATAGGTCTATCAGAGCTTGCCGGCAAAAAAATCGCAGTAGATATTAGCATCTATTTATATAAATACGAAGCAACAGATACCTTATTAGAAAACATGTATTTAATGCTCGCCACTTTCAGAGAAAACAATATTATCCCCATTTTCGTATTTGACGGAAAGCCACCACCTGAAAAAAACGCCCTCCTGAAAAAAAGACGAGACGACAAAGCAGCGGCCAAAATCGAATACAACAAACTAAAAGATGACCTGTCTTCCTTGCCAACCACGGCCAAAAGGGAACACCTGAGCCAACTCAAAAAACAATGTGTCTACATGACGCATGATAAAATAGACAGCGTGAAGGATTTAATCCGCGCATATGGTGCGACTTATTATGACGCGCCGGGAGAAGCGGATGAGTTATGTGCTTTGTTAGTTATTAAGAAGAAAGCATGGGCATGTTTAAGCGAAGATATGGATTTGTTTGTTTACGGGTGTAATCGAGTAATACGCTATCTGAGTCTGACAAATAAATCGGCGGTGTTGTATTATACCAAGGGCATTTTACAGAAATTGAATATGAGCCAAATAGAATTTAGAGAGATTTGTGTATTATCGGGGACGGATTATAATATAAATAATAATTGTTTTATTCTTCCTAATACAATTGCTTTATTTCGGAAATATCAGGATATAAATAAGGATTTAAATAAGGTGACTTTTTATGACTGGATAAGAGAAACAAATTTGAATTTGAATTTGAATTTGAATTTGAATTTGAATTTGAATTTAGATATCGATTTGCTGAAAAAAAATAAACAGCATGTTTGACATCCTGGATATAAAAGATTCTACCACTACTTTAGAGAATATCAAGATTTATAATGGCCCTATTCAAAAGGAACTTGTTAGGAAAATTATGAAGGAAGATGGATTCTTGTTTATCGATTAAATTCTATATTTTAGATTCTTATTTGCTTTTTATTTGCTTTTTATTTGCTTTTATTTGCTTTTTATTTGCTTTTTATTTGCTTTTTATTTGCTTTTGTTTATTTATAATATTTTATTTCCATTATATATATATTATGGATACCTCTACTAAATATGGCACAGGCGCATTACAACAGAATTCTGGAGCGCAAAATTCAGCATTTGGGTATGGCGCGCTACAATACAATACAACTGGTCAATGTAATACTGCTGTGGGCGCATATTCTGAAGCATTAAATCAAACTGGATCATACAATGTTAGTTTAGGGACTAATGCTCTTTTACGTAATACAAATGGTAGTAATAATTCGGCGCTAGGAACAGCATCTCTGCTGAATACTAGTGGGAGCAATAATGCCGCGATTGGTGCCAATTCTGGTGAAAACAATACTGGGTCTAATAATACTTTTTTAGGAGCAATGACTGATAATAAATCGGCCTTTAATTATTCAACTGCTATTGGTTATGGAACGCAAATTACTGCAAATAATCAAATTATGTTAGGAAGAACTGGCGAAAATGTGGTTATTCCTGGTTCTCTTTCTACCGCGAGTATCATTAACACAGGTTCTTTTTCTACTGGGAATATCATTAGTTCTGGTCTTTCTACCGGGGATATTGTCAGTACTGGTCTTTCTACTGGGAAAATTGTTAGTACTAGTCTTTCTACCGGCGATATTGTCGGTATTGGTGCTGTTTTTACTGGAACTATCACAAGCGCTAGTCTTTCTACTGGGAATATTGTTAGTACTGGTCTTTCTACTGGGAATATCGTTAGTACTGGTGCTAGTTTTTCTGGTCCTGTTTTGTCAACGGTTTATGCAACTCAAGCCGAACATTTAGTAACAAAAGCGTATGTCGATGCTGCTATCGTCGCGGCCGAACTAGGTTTAACTGGCGCCACTGGCGGCAGTGGCCTAACTGGAAGTATCGAACGCGCAGGCCTGAATATATTGGTTAATCCTTTAACTTCAGCTATCCCTACTGGTCAATATACAAATAACACAGGAGTTGGTTTTAATGTTTTGAGAGAATTACTTTCCTATGATGGTAATACTGGTTCCGAAAATATAGCATTTGGAAACAATGCATTACGAAAAATGAAACTGGTTATAAAAATGTAGCAGTTGGTTATAATGCTATGTATAGAAATAACATAGGCTGCAATAATGTTGCTGTTGGTGATAATGCTTTATATACTAATGCCGAAGCGAAGAATAATACATCAATCGGCGCGAACTCTATGTTCCAAAATGGCAGTGGCAACAATAATGTAGCGGTAGGAACTAATGCTTTAACTAAAAATGAGGCAGGAGATGATAATGTGGCTATTGGTATGAATGCTTTAAATTTGACTGAAACTGGTTATAAAAATACAGCTGTTGGATCTAACGCATTAACTGGAACAAATTACGATAGTGTTGTTAATGCGGTCACCGCAATTGGCTACAATTCTGCTGTAAATTATCCCGGAAATAGCAATACTTTTTTAGGAGCAATGACTGATTCAACTGGTCATCTAATTCAATATTCAACTGCGGTTGGTTATGGAGCACAAATTACTGAAAGCAATCAAATTATGTTAGGTAAGCCATCATGGAATGTTGAGACCACGACTATTCCCGCTACTACGGTAGTGGTTCCGGGAACCGCAAAAATTACTTTTGCTGACATTACTCTCGCAGCTTTTGACACTGCTATCACACAACAGATTAAGGATTTTACCAAGAGGAGTATTGTTCCGAAATCATATGTCGATTCCGTCGCATCGGGAATCAAGCCTGTACAAGAATGTCAGTGTGCGACAACTGTAGAAATAAATTTATTCGGAATACAAACGATTGATGGATATCCAACTAAGAAAAATGACAGAGTATTAGTTAAAAATCAATCTAATGGAATACAAAATGGAATATACACTGTTCTTGACTCTACATATCCTTCTTGGACAAGAGAGTTAGATTATGTTGAAAATAATAATGTTATAGCTACCGCTACATTTATTATAAATGGAAATTTAAATGGAAATAAAACATATGTTGAATATAATGCAGAGCCTACTTCTATCCATTCTCCTACACAAAATATAGTCGGCATCGATAACCTGATATTTTTCCCATTTAGCAGCGCTAGTTATGATTTTAAACAAGGGTTATTAATCGAAAATGGAAACATAGTATCTGTAGATCCTAACCTAGATTTTTTGTCTTTTGTCGGCATCACCGGCGGAACAGGACCACATGCGTTAGACACTGGAGCTAAAGATGCTCTTATCAATGGATTAACTGTTGGCAAAGGGGCTGCTTCTGTAGACAGTAATACCGCGGTCGGAGTTGACGTGTTATATAATAATAAAACTGGTGAAAATAATACAGCGCTAGGAATGCAATCGTTATATTGGAATACCGAAGGCAGTGCTAATACCGCAGTTGGGTCAGATTCGTTATTTACGAATACAACTGGTAACAGTAATACCGCAGTTGGGATACAATCGTTATATTCGAATATCGATGGCGACTATAATGTCGCGGTTGGTACAGCTACTTTATATTACAATACAGCTGGTAACAGTAATACCGCAATTGGAACAAATGCGATGGCTTCAAACACATCTGGCAGCAATAGTGTCGCGATTGGTACAGCTGCGTTAGTTAAAAATGAGACTGGCGAAGGTAATGTCGCGGTTGGTGCGGCTGCGTTACAGGGAAATATAGTAGGAAAGCATAATACCGCAGTCGGATCAGGTGCGTTAAAAGAAAATCACGCAGACAACAATTCCGCATTTGGATTCAACGCGTTACAACAAAATATAGATGGTGACGATAATGTCGCGGTTGGAGTAAATGCGCTAAATGCGAATCAAATCGGAACCCAAAATACCGCAGTCGGAACAGGTGCGTTACAAAAGAATGCAAATAGCTCCAATACCGCGGTTGGATACAATGCGTTGACTCAAAATATAACTGGTTACTATAATGTCGCTGTCGGGGTACAAGCGTTAAACAATAACCAAGGTAATGAAAATGTTGGACTTGGAGTAAATGCGTTATTAATGAATGATTCAGGGAATAATAACACCGCGGTTGGAACAAATGCGTTACAAGGAAATACAGGCGGAAGAGATAATACAGCAGTTGGGTCAGGTTCGTTACAATCAAATACCGCGTCGAATAACACCGCGGTTGGAAAAGGTGCGTTATATACGAATACAACCGCAACGAATAATACCGCAGTCGGGTTTGCGGCGTTAAACATTAATAGCACCGGATCAGAAAATACAGCGCTAGGAGCCTCTTCGCTATATTCGAATATAACAGGTAGTAATAATACAGCAGTTGGATACAATGCGTTACAAGGAAATACAGGCGGGAACTATAATGTCGCGGTCGGAAACAGTGCGTTGGCTACAAATACATCAGGAGGCAATAATGTCGCGCTAGGAGTAAGCGCGTTACAACAAAATATAGATGGTGACGATAATGTCGCAAGTTGGAATCAACGCA